CTAATCAGGAAAAGCCTAATCAGGAAAAGCCTAATCAGGAAAAGCCTAATCAGGAAAAGCCTAATCAGGAAAAGCCTAACGTATTAATAAATACTGAATCTAAACAAGAACTGAATAATAACAATACCCCCTTACCCCCAAACGCTGTCGACGAAAATTGCGCTAATGCGCTTGTTGCCGCTGACGCGACAACGGGTGGCGGCGATTTGGAAAATCTTGCAGACAATGCAGACAAACCCCTTAACCCTGCAAGCCTTGCTGAAAGTGCGAACAACGCAGCGGCACACTCTGGCAGCCCGAAGAGAAAGGCGATAGCCCCAGTCCCCGTGCAGCAAATCTTGCAGACCTACAACGAAGTTCTGGGCGACAAGCTGCCCAAAGCACAACTGCTGAACGACAAACGCAGGCGGGTGATCGCTGGGCGTTGGAAAGAGATGCTGAACAGCCAAGACCCCAGCGGCAAGGTGCGCTTTACCGACACGGCTTCGGGCTTGGCATGGTTTGCCAAATTCTTTGCCAAGGTTGCGCTAAACCCGCATTGGTTGGGTGAAAACGATAGGGGCTGGCGGGCGGATTTGGATTGGATTTTGAAGCCCGATAATTTCTTGCGAATTTTGGAATGGAGACCGAAATGAATTTTGCCAGTATGGAAGCGGAACAATCGCTGTTAGGCGGTTTGCTGCTGGAAAATGCGGCATTTGCCAAGGTGGGCAGCCTGAAAGCCGAGATGTTTGCCAACCACCAACACAAAATCCTGTTTGACACGCTATCGGCGATGCTGGCGAACCATGAGCCTGCCGACATCGTTACCGTGGGCGAGAAGCTGGAACAGCGCGGCGCATTGGAGACCGTGGGCGGCATGGATTACCTGATCACCCTTGTGCAACACACGCCGTCGGCTGCCAACATTGCCCGCTATGCGCAGATTGTGCGCGACCGCTACGGTATGCGCGAACTGCTGGGCGCAGGGCAACAAATCGCCGAGATGCGAAACGATGATTTGACGTTGCCCGAGATGCAAGCCAAAGCGGTTGAACTGGTTGCCGCTGCTTCGCGCGCCACGCAAGGGGCAAGCAAGGCAAAGTTTGCAGGCGAGATTGTGCAAGACCTGATTGCCTACTACGACCAGATTATGCAGATGCCCAACGGCGCGATGCTGGGCTTTTCCACAGGTTTGAAGGCTTTGGATGCCACCACGCAAGGTTTGCGACGCGGCGATTTGAGTGTGATTGGTGGGCGACCCAGCATGGGCAAATCCATCCTTGCCGAAAACATCGCCCGCCATAACGCCAAGAAAGGCTTGGCGGTGCGCATCCAAAGCTACGAGATGGGGGCAAAAGATTTGGCGATTCGCGGCTGCGCGGCGGATAAGGAAGTGGATTACGGCAACGCGCGGCGCGGGCGCATGACGGCAGGCGAAGTGGATTTGCTGAACGACTACATCAACGAGCTTTCAGGCTGGAATTTAAGCGTGGACAGCGAAAGCCTGAATGTTGATGAGCTGGTTGCCGAGTGCCGCATCCAAAAACAGCAGCACGGTTTGGATTTGTTGGTGGTGGATCACATCCACTTGATGCCCTTGCAAGACGCGCGCAACGAAGTGCGCGAGTTGGACGAAATCACCGCCAAACTCAAACGCCTTGCCATTGAGTTAGACATCCATGTGATCGCCGTGGCGCAGTTGAACCGTGGCAAAGAGAAAGCCTTGGAAACGCGCCCCACCATGTCGGACATTCGCGGCAGCGGCGGCATTGAACAAAACGCCAATCTGGTGATTTTCCCTTATCGCCCTGCCTACTACGACAACACGGAAAACCCGACCAAGGCGGAATTGATTTTGGCGAAAAACCGCGACGGCATGCGCGGCACACTACACATTGGCTTTCGCGGCGAGTATCAGAAATTTACCAACGATTTTGACCCGCTGGCTGCGCCGCAAAATTTGGACGCAGAAGCACAAAGGGAGAGTGTTTATGACATCTGAAACCTGCATCAACTGCCAACACGCCGACTTTCGCGCGGCGGCGGAATACTGGGGCTGGAAAAGCCAATCGGTGGTGTGCAAACAGGGCGAGCCGTGGCGGTTTATCCCGTGCCAGTTTGAATGCAGCAATGGGCGGTTTCAGGCTGCCGATGGCGAAGTTGTCGCCAAGCGCAAGGCGTATGTGGAGCGATTGGAATGAGAGTATTGGCATTATTTGATGACGCGGGGCAATCGGTTAAGACTGCGTTGTTTGGGCATGAGGTGGTATCGGTTGGATTAAATGACAAACCAACCGTATTGAAAATGGATTTATCGCGTCCTGAAAGCATTGATGCGATTGCAGCCCTGCATGCCGAGCAGCCGTTTGATTTGGTTATGGCAAGCCCACCGTGCGAGAGTTGGAGCTTTGCTACGGCAAGTACAGGTGGCAATGCGTACCGTTTTTCAAACAACCTGAAACTAAAAACCTTTTCCGAATGGCGGCAAAACACATTTAACAATGTGCGCCGCATGGTGGAGAAACAGCAGCCTGATTTGTACGAAAAATATTTGCGTTATTTTCATACAGGGCTAAACGGTGAAGCCACGGCAACAGTTACAGCTGGAATTGTGAAGCGTTTGGGCTTGCCCTTTGTGATTGAGAACCCCGCCAGCAGCATGATTTGGGCATTTTTGGAACAGCAAGGATTAACTTTTGTGAAGAATAAGGCGAATTACTGTGCTTATGACGACAACCGCAGTTTGAAGCCAACCGTATTTGCAAGTGAAAAAATCTTACATTTGCGGACCGCTAAAAAAGCAAATGGGATTATGAAAAACGAGAAGGGGCGGGGAGACGGCAGCCAGCGGGCAAATATTCCGAATGATTTGGTTTTGGATATTGTGGAGCAGCTTAATGGATGAGTACAAACAACTCTGCTTGGAATACTACCAACGCCGCGCGGATGAATTGCAACAGCAATGGATGAATGCGAAAAGCGAAGCAGAAGCCGCCAAGATTGCGTTGGATTTGGAACCGTTGATGAATTATTTGGCGAAGAATGAAAGTCTGAAAAATGCAAGTAAATGAATTATTAAACGAGCGTGAAACACGCTACGGTAAATTTGAGAACCACGCGCAATTAACCCAAAACCTGAAAGCAGCGCTTCATGCCGCGCCCAAATGGCACGCGTTAAGCGCGAGCCAAAAGGAGAGTTTGGAGATGATTTGCCACAAAATCGCACGCGTGCTGAATGGCGACCCTGATTATGTGGATAACTGGACGGATATTGCAGGATACGCCGTATTGGTTGAAAGCGAATTGAAAAAGGCAGCCTGAAATGAAAACTTGGTACATCGGCATAGATACAGGCGTTAAAACAGGCTTTGCCTATTGCCTAGGCGGCAAATTAACCAACGTGCTAACGCTGCCCATTCATCGCGCCATCAACGAAGTGTTCCACGCGCTTTCAGGCTGCATCAGGGACGGCGAAAAGCTGCATGTCGTGGTGGAGGATGCACGCAAGCGCAAATGGTTTGGTAGCAAGGGGCGCGAAGCCTTGCAGGGCGCAGGTAGCGTGAAGCGCGATGCGAAGATTTGGGAAGATTATTTAACCGACCTGCAACAGCAATATCCACGCATCATCAGCTTTGAAATGGTGTCGCCCGCCGCTAACAAGACCAAACTATCCAAAGAAGCCTTTGCCCAATTAACAGGCTGGACGGAGCGTAGTAGCGAACACAGCCGTGATGCGGCGATGTTGGTGTGGGGGCGGAAATGATTGAACTCTGCCTAGTCAAATGCCCCGATGGCGCATTTCGCCCCGCTACGGAACATGATTTAGAAATTTCAGGCAGCCTGAAAAACGGCAAAGGTTATACCGTCAAAATCACGCAGAAATCCGACCGCAGCTATCAGCATCACAAACTCTTTTTCGGCGGCCTGCTGCCGCTGGCATACGAATACTGGCAGCCTACTGGCGGACTGGTAACCCAAGGCGAGCGGGCGATGGTGCAGCGTTTCGCCCAACGCTTGGAAGCCATGCACGAAAGCGGCGGCCTGTTTCTCGAGTTTGCCGAAGAGTTTGTGCTGGGCGTCGCCAAAAAGCGCGGCGAAAAAGTGGGTGCCGTATTGCAGAGCATGGAAGCCTTCCGCAAATGGCTCACCATCGAAGCAGGCTATTACGACATCTACGAGACGCCCGCCGGCATCCGCAAAGAATCCAAAAGCATCAGCTTCGCCCAAATGGATCAGGAAGCCTTTAATGACTTCTACCGCGCCTGCTTCCAAGTAGCGTGGAACATGATGCTTTCGACCAAGTTTGAAAACCAAGAAGCCGCGTTAAGGGCGGCTGAAGAGATGATGGAGTTTGGAAATTGAAACTGCAACACGGAGACTGTTTGGACTTGCTGCCAAAGCTGGCCGACAACAGCATAGACCTGATTGTGACCGACCCGCCCTACGGCACCACCGCCAACAAGTGGGACAAAACGCCCGACCTGCCGCGCCTGTGGAGCGAGCTGCGCCGCGTCGGCAAAGAGAACGCTGCCTTTGTTATGTTTGCCGCGCAGCCCTTTGCCACCGACCTGATACAGAGCAACCGTAAACACTTCCGCTATGACCTTGTTTGGCAGAAAGCCAAGCCTGTCGGCTTTCTGCAGGCCAACAAAATGCCGCTGCGCAACCACGAGCTGATACTTGTGTTCTACCGCCGACTCCCGGACTACTTCCCACAGAAAACCGCTGGGGCACCCTACCGCAAAAGGCAGCCAAAAGACCGCTGCGGCAACTATTCGCAGATAGGCGCGACCGAAACCGTCAACCACGGCGACCGCCATCCGTTTTCAGTTTGGCAGGCAAACCACGACGATACCGGACTGCACCCCACCCAAAAGCCCGTCGCCCTGCTGGAGCGCCTGATTAAAAGCTACTCCCGCGCAGGCGGAACCGTGCTGGACTGCTTTATGGGCAGCGGCAGCACAGGCATCGCCTGCCTGAATACCAACCGCCGCTTTGTCGGCATGGAGTTGGATGATAAATATTTTCAGACGGCCTCAAAACGGATTGCAGACCACCAAATCCAAACAGAAATGGAGTTCGGCACATGAGCAAAATCCGCCAATCCGCGCGCGGCGAGCAATGCACCGTCAGAATCGCCGGCTACTGCAACCGCAACCATGAAACCACCGTTTTAGCGCATTACAGGCTGGCGGATTATTGCGGCATGGGTATCAAGCCGCCTGATTTTATGGGTGCGTATGCGTGCAGTAGCTGCCACGATGCCGTAGATGGGCGCATGAAAACCGATTTAAGCGAAGAAGAATTGAGACTGGCGCACGCGGAAGGTGTGATGCGGACGCTGGTTATTTTGGAAAAGAAAGGGTTGTTGAAGTAATGCAGTTAGACGAGTTGATGGAACAATGGGCGCGATGGGGCGCGAAAAATGGCAGTAAAGGCATCAACATCATTGGGCGACTGATGGAGCAGGTTATTCCGCACGAAAGCTATGTGAGCAGCATCCCTTACGGCGTAGATAGAGACGGCGTGATGCTGGCGATTGACCGTGTTATTTGCGCAATGCGACCTATTCGCCGCCAAGTGGTGGTGCTGGAATACACGCAAGGCGGCACGCAGGAGCAAAAGGCGCGGCGATGCAATCCAGCAATTGGGCGTGGCGCATTCAAAAATCAACTTGCGCTTGCCCACGCACAAATCAGTAGCATTCCATGTGTGAAAAAGCTGTTGAGCATGGATTATGTGTAAAAGTTCTTTACATTTCAGCCTTTTGTGATACAATTTTGCTAAATTCGGGACGTTGTTGTGAATAGCACAAACGTTTTATCAAACCGCCTTTGTTTGGGCGGTTTTTTCATGCTTTGATGATGACTTTGTAGGCTTGGATTTGTTCCAACAATCGGAAGTTTTCAATACGAAGTTGTAGATATGCAACAGCATATTGTGGTGGTTTGTTTTTGTGCCAGCGGCTGATTGCTGTTTCGGTTATATCAAAGATTTTTGCCAGTTCTTTTTGGGATATTTGCGCTTGATTAAGCAGGTCTAAAAATTCCTGATTTTTCTCTTGCATGATTATAGTTTGTATGATTTAATAAGTTTTTCATTCTAACAAAAGAAAGGCGTTTATGAAAGCATTAAGTGTGCATTCGGAACACGTTTCAAACATCATGTTTGGCTTGAAAACGATTGAGCTACGCAGTCGCCCAATTAAGCATCGCGGCGATTTGCTGATTGTGTCTTCAAAGTCAGGCATTGATATGTGGGCGCACGAAGTAGAAACAGATACGTCTTATATGTTTCCGAAAGGTGTACAGTGTTGCGTGGTTAAAGTAGTTGATTGCCGACCAGCGACAGAGAATGACGCAGAAGCCGCTTGTTATTATGACGGCATTCAAGAAGGAACTTGGGCATGGGAAATTAAGCTGAAATACATTACCGAATTTACCCCACAAGTTGGGCGTTTGAATTTGTTTGATGTGCCTGATGAGAAAATTATCAGAATGCCACAAGAGAAAGTAGATAATCTCCCAGAGCAACTTACCACTAGAATTAAGGGTGTGCCTAAAAAAGGCGCGTATTTTGATTTTTAATGATTTTTTAACCTAAAAGCCAGTGTGATTAACGCACTGGCTTATTTTTTTGGAGACTACTATGGCTGCAAAAATGAATGCTTTTGAAAGCATGCTAACTGGGCAACGGCGTTCTAATATCCAACGCGGACAACAAGCGAACAGCAAATCAGGCGCGAGAAGCCGTCGATTGAGCAATCAAGAATTGATTAACCGCGCCCGTTCTGGCAAGGCTTCAACCTATGAAGCCCATTTATTGTCGCGTCGTAAATCTATGGGTGGATCAGGGGGCTAGCCATGTCCAATATGCTGTTTGAGCCGATTAAGGCGGCGAGCCGCATTTCGGACAACTGCATTGTGTGCTTTTCGGGCGGTAAAGACAGCATCGTTACGCTGGATTTATGCGCCCGATATTTTAAGAATATCCATGTGGTGTTTATGTACACGGTGCCGAATTTGAGTTTTCAGGAAGCGAATTTACGCTGGTATGAAGCGAAATACGGCATTGAGATTGAGCGCATTCCGCATTTTCAGTTATCCGATTTTTTGCGTTACGGGACATTCCGTAAGCATGATTTTTCTGTGCCGACCGTGAAGATTTTGGACGTGTACAAATATTTGCGTGCCAGCACGGAGTATTACTGGATAGCGGCAGGCGAGCGCATCGCCGATAGCATTGTGCGCCGTGCGATGATTAAAAATTCAGGCAGCATAGATGATAAGCGTGGACGCATTTACCCTGTGGCGCATTGGAACAAACAAGAGATTATGCGCTACATCACGCATCACAAATTGAAACTTGCGCCTGAAATGGCGGTATTAGGACATTCTTTCCGTTCGCTTGAACCCGATGAGATGGCAGCGGTTAAAAAACATTATCCGCAGGACTATGAAAAAATCCGAGAGTGGTTTCCATTGGTAGATGCGGCGATTTTAAATAGGGAAATGAAACATGAAGTCTGAATATCAAAAATTTGAAATCGTTACCGTAAAGCGCAGCGAGTTGCACGCACACCCGAAAAACCCGCGCCAAATTTCTGATGCCGCCAAAAAGAAGCTGAAAGACAAGATGAAGCAATCGGGCTTATTGCAGCCGATTATTGTTAATCAGCGGGACGGTGTGATGTATGTGCTAGGTGGACACCAACGGCTGGCAACAATGGACAGCTTGGAGCGTTACCAAGACGGCAAGAATGATTATGAGCTTGATGTATCGCTGGTTAGGCTGCCTGAAAAAGACGAATTGGAAATGTTGGTATTTCTGAACAATCCATCTGCACAAGGCACATGGGACACGGAATTACTGGCAGAACTCAATCAAGATTTGGGCGTTGATTTTGGCGACATGGGCTTTGATCGTTTGGACATTGATTTGATGTTTGACGGCGATGGGCGTTTTAGTGAAATGTTTGCCGATACAACCGAGGTGAGCGAAGCCAAAGATTCGTTGCGTGAGATTAAAGAACATCGCGCCGAAGCGGCGGATAAGTTTAAAGACAAAAACAGCGCAGGTTTTTACTTTACCGTGGTGTGCCGCGATGAAGCCGAGAAAAAGGAAGTGTTGAAAAAGCTGCATATTCCGCATTATGAGCAGTATGTGAGCGGGGAAGCGGTGTTGCAGGCAGTGGGAGATGATTGATGGACGGGGAAAAGAATAAAGGTGGCAGACCGCAAATTGTCTTTGATGACCAAAAACTAGACCAAATAGAAAATTTAGCAGCGGTATTTACAATGGAACAAATCGCTGATTTTTATGGAATTTCAAGAACTACATTAGCCGCAATTATGGAACGGCAACCAGAGTTTTCTGAACGTTATAAAAAAGGGCGAGCCGCCGCCATTGGCAAGATTGCCCAAAGTTTGGTGCAAAAGGCAGCAAGTGGTGACACGGCTTGCATGATGTTTTACTTGAAAACGCAGGCAGGCTGGAAAGAAACGCAGGTGGTGGACAATACCAGTTCGGACGGCAGCATGACCCCGCGCCAAATTACGCGCGTGATTATTGACCACAAGAAAAACGATGAACCTAACCATTAACACGCCGCGCTGGGCAATTCCGCTGATTGAGCCTTGTCGCTACAAGGGCATCAAAGGCGGACGCGGTTCGGGCAAGTCGCACGAGCGGGCGGAAGCGTTGGTAGAGCGGGCGATACTTAACCCTGATTTGAAAGCAGTGTGCATTCGGGAAATCCAAAAGACGCTGCAACATTCGGCAAAATCGCTGATTATGTCCAAAATCCGTCAGTTTGGCGTGGCGCATCTGTTTGAAGAGACACGCGAGCAAATTCGGATATTAAACGGCACGGGTTTGATTATCTTTCAGGGTATGCAAGACCATACCGCCGACAGCATCAAATCGCTTGAAGGCTTTGATATTGCGTGGGTGGAAGAAGGGCAGAGTTTGTCGCATCGCAGCTTTCAGTTGCTGCGCCCAACCATTCGCGCATCAGGCAGCGAGATTTGGGTAACGTGGAACCCTGAACATGATACCGATGCGGTAGATGTGTTTTTCAATGAAGCGGTTGCCCATGGCGCGGAAGATGTGAAGCTGGTGCATGTGAATTATGACCAAAATCCGTTTCTGCCTGATGAGCTATACAAGGAAATGGAGTACGACCGCAAATACAACCCGCAATCGTTCGGGCATGTGTGGCTGGGCGAGTACAACGTGAAAAGCGAAGCGCAGGTATTTGCGGGCAAGTTTACGGTTGATGAGTTTGTGCCGACTGATGAATGGGACGGACCTTATTACGGCTTGGATTTTGGTTTTGCCAAAGACCCGACCGCTGTTGTGAAGTGTTGGACGTTTGGCGATTGTTTGTACATTGAGCAGGAAACGGGCGGCATTGGTTGGGATTTGGACAAAACTGTGCCGCTGATTGAGAAAAGGCTGCCTGAAATTGGGAAATACGTTATCCGTGCGGATAGTGCGCGACCTGAAAGCATCAGTTATTTGCGGCGGCATGGTTTGCCGCGCATAGCAGCGGTGGAGAAATGGCGCGGCAGCGTGGAAGATGGTGTGGAGTTTATCAAGTCGTTTGCCAAGGTGGTTATTCACCCGCGCTGTGAGAATACGGCGCGGGAATTTCGGCTGTATCAGTACAAGGTAGATAGACGTTCAGGCGATATTCTGCCTGTGCTGTTGGACGAGCAGAACCATTGGGTAGATGCCGTTCGCTATGCCCTTGCGCCGTTGATTAAACAGCGTGGCAAGGCGGGCGCGATGGCGTTTGTGTAAAGGAAACAGTATGAAACGGGATTTTGATTTAATCCGCCAAATTTTATTGCGTTTGGAAGAGGAGCCGTCGGCATCGGCGCGGCTGTTTGCGCAGGATTTTGAGCAATGGCAGCCTGAAACGGTAAATTATCATATTTGGCTGTTGATGCAGTCGGGTTTGATTGTTGGTGTATGCAATCACGATTATCCGCGCAATGGTTTTATGTGCATTTGTTTGACGTGGCAAGGGCAGGAATTTTTGGCGGAAGTTCGCGATGATGCGCGTTGGCGCAAAATTCGTGCGGTGCTGGCTGAAAAATCGCTTGATTTGTCGCTGGAAGCGGTAAAAGCGGCGGCAGCTTGGGTATTGAAGAGTATGTTTTAGGCAGCCTGAAAATGGATAACAAATCAAAAGAAGTGCAAGCCATGCACGGTGCGGGCAAAATTGTGCGCGATTTACTGGGTGGCACGCGGCGAATGCGGGAATGTGGGGCAACTTATCTGCCCTGCTTTTCTTTGATGCCGCCTGATATGCACAAGAATGTGATAGAGAAAGCCACACTCTACCCCGCACTTTCGGAAACGCTGAAAGCGATGACGGGGCGTGTATTTTTCCGTGGTGTGGATACGGGCAATGTACAGGAGCAAGTCGCGGCGTTGTTGGGCGATATGGATTTGCGCCATCACGACATCCACACGCTTTCGGCGGACTGGTTTGAGGATGCGCTGGCGTTTGGTGTGTCGTATATGCTGGTGGATTATCAGAATGCGCCTGCGGCGAGAACGCGCCAAGATGATGCAGCATTGGGTTTGCGCCCGTATTGCGTGCCGATTAAAAACAGCCAAGTTTTAGGCTGGAAAACGGCAATGGTAAACGGGCGCGAAACCTTGTCGGAGTTTCGTTTTATCCAAGAGTGGTTAGACGAAAACGGCAATGAAATACGCCAAATCACGGTGTGGGAAATTGGGCGCGTCAGCACTTATCGCCAAACGCCGAGCGGCTGGCAGCAGCATAGCGAAACAGGCGTTTCGGCAAACGGCAAGCCTTTAAATCGCATTCCGATTGTGGCGTTGCAGTTGGAAGGTGTGGGCTTGTTGGGTGGTCGCCCACCGTTGGCGGATTTGGCGTATTTGAATGTGAAGCATTGGCAGGCGCAGGCGGATTACGATAACTTGGTGCATTATGTGTCGCAGCCGTTGTTGGTTGGCACGGGCTTTGAGTTGGCTGGTAGAGACGAAGTATTCCAAACGGGCAACAATCTGATTACGCTGCCTGAAAATGCTACTTTGCGCTATGTGGAGCATGGCGGCTCGGCAATCGCAGCGGCGGCGGAAAAAATCGCCAAGATTGAAGCGGATATGGCTACGGCAGGGGCTAAATTGTTGCAAAAGGCGGCAATGGCGATGACGGAAAGCCAAGCAATCGATGAGCGCGGTAAGGAAGTGTCGCGTTTGCGTGTAATGGCGAACCGCTGTGAAGAAGCGATTGGACAGGTGTTGGCTTGCTTTGGGCTGTGGCTGGGCATTGAACAAGTGGGCACGGTGGAGATTAGCGGCAATATTGATGTGGAAACCAACCCTGCGGCGGGTTTTGCGGAAATATTGAAGCTGCACACGGCGGGCATCATCAGCACGCAAACGGCGTTTGATGAAGCGGTACGGCATGGGTTGTTGTCGGAAGCGATGAATTGGGATGATGAGTTGCTGCGGCTCAATCGGCAGGAACAAAAATGGATTTAATCACGCGCCAAATTGATTTGATGCGTTTGGAAAAGCGGATTTCGTGGGAGATGTATCAACGCCTTTTGGCGTTGCGCGATGTGCTGGAAAACGCAGGCGATGATGTCGGGGAAATTGACAGACTGATTGACCGCTATTTTGCCGAACTGGAAGCGTGGTTTATGCAACAGCATGAAGCGGTTGCCGATGATGAGAGTGATTGGCTGTTTTGGCTACTAACCAGTTTGGGCATAGCGGCGCAGCGGTTGCCGCAAGGTGCGCTGTACGATTTGCGTGTAGGCAGCCTGAAATTGCCTGAATGGTGGGAAAGCTGGCGGGCAGATGTGAAGCGCAGCGCAAGGCAAATGCTGTTGTTTCATCGCTTGCATGATGAGCCGCTGGATTGGCAGCGTGTTTTTCAGGCTGCATGGTGGCGTTTAAAGGCATTGAGCGCGACTTGGATTAGCTCGTTGATGAGTGAAGCGGTGTATCAGATGGGTAGGCTGAATCCTGCGGTTAAAGGCTTTCGGCATATTAGCGTGTTGGATGGCAAAACCAGCAGCGTGTGTGCGGCACGGCATGGCTTGCTGTGGGGGCGCGATTTGCAGCCGATTGGGCATAGCTTTGTGTTTCAACGCCCTGCGCTGCATCCGCATTGCCGCAGCCGTTTGGTGTGGTGGCTGGGCGGGGCTTGGCATGATGTCAGCGGCGATGATTGGGTTAAATCGCGCACGCTGGACGAGTTGCAAGAGCAGTTTGGCGTGGGCGTGGGGCAGATGCTGCATGACGGCACGATTGAACTGCATCAGGCGGTTAAAAGCGGTGGATTGCAAGCCATGACGTTGCAAGAATTGCAAGCGAAATATAAGCCGTGATTTCAGGCTATGCCGTGTTTTTCGGCGTATTCGGCGAGCATGGTTTTGAAGAGTTGGGTTTGGGTTTGATTGGTGGCTTCGGCTGCGCGAACAAATAAGGCGATGGTTTCTAAATCTAGGCTGAATGATTTGTTTTTGATGCCGCGCTTCTCCATGGATTTGCGGTTGTAGTCTTGCTGGGTTTGAGCCATGATGTTGTCCTTGTGTGAAAAATGGGGTAAAGTATCAGTTATGGCGAAAGGGGCGCGGTGTTCTGCCACCCCTTTGTTTAGGCTGTTATCCTATTACCAAGCGTTGCTAGCGATTAGTAACAGAAACAGCGCAAATATCACTTTCGCCATAATCTGAACTACCTTTCTATTCAGACTTAACACGCCCCGCAAAGTGTTCCCGCACTTGCGGGGCTGTGTGTTTCTGAATGATTAAATTCTAACAAATGTTATATTAAATAGCAAGTAATAATTTGATTATTTTAGTTTTTAAGCTGCCTTTGGGCGGCTTTTTTTGTTTCAGGCAGCTTTTCAGACTGCCTTTTTTGTTGCCCGCTGCTTGGAATGGCGTGGGTGTTTTGCGGTGGAAGCCGCGTTTTTTATCGGAGTAAACCATGAGATTGAAAATTGATGAGCAAGGACACGCCGTGCTGCAAGACGGCAAACCTGTGTATGTACATGATGATGGCAAGGAAGTGCCGTTTGATGCGGAGCAGGCGGTAACCAAAATTGCCAGCCTGAATGCAGAAGCCAAGCAGCATCGTGAAGCCAAAGAAGCGGCGGAAGCCAAATTAAAGGCGTTTGACGGGGTGGACGTGGACAAGGCGAAGCAGGCTTTGGAAACGGTGGCGAATTTGGATGCGAAAAAGCTGATTGATGCAGGCGAAGTGGAAAAGGTTAAAGCCGAAATGGCGAAAACCTATGAAGCGAAGCTGGCTGATGAGCAGGCAGCAACGGCAAAGGTGCGTGAGCAGTTTCATCAATCGCTGGTTGGCGGTGAGTTTGCGCGGTCTAAATTTATCGCGGACAAAATCGCTGTACCTGCGGACATGGTGCAGGCAGTCTTTGCGCGGCATTTTAGCGTGTCGGAAGATGGCAAATTGCAGGCGAAAGATGCGGCGGGCAATCCGATTTACAGCCGCGTGAATGTGGGCAGTTTGGCGGACTTTGACGAAGCGTTGGAAATGTTGGTTTCCAGTTATCCCAACAAGGACAGCATTTTGAAAGGCAATCAGTCTAATGGTGGGGGGGCGAATGGTACGGGCAGTTTGCCCAATGGTGCGCCTAAATCGTTGGCGGATTGCAAAACCGATGATGAGCGCAAGGCGTATTTGCGTTCGTTGGCAGATTAACAGGCAGCTTTTTTTCCGAGGGGACTTCCTTCGGTCGCAACTGCCTTTTTTGATTTTGATGAAAGGAAAGCGATATGGCTTTTGATTTACAGGTGTTCAACAGACAGGTTTATACCGTGATGACGGAAACGGCAGACCAAGATGTGCAGAAATTTAACGAAGCATCGGGCGGGGCAATCGTGCTGATGAATAAGCCTTTTGCGGGCGATTTTGATATTCAAAGCGCGTTTAAGCACGTTTCGGGCTTGGTACGCCGCCGCAATGCTTATGGCAGCGGCGCGGTTACGGCGGTACGCTTGCAAGAGATGCTGGACGTGGCGGTAAAAGTGGCGGCAGGGACTGCGCCGTTGGAATTTGAGCCGCAACAATACCGCTGGACGATGCGCGAGCCTGAACTGGCGGCGATTCGCATCGGCGAGATGCTGGCAAAAGAGCGCATGGCGGATATGCTGAACGCGGCTTTAACGGCAACAGCGGCGGCAATCGGCAACAACACGGCAATGGTGTATGACGGTTCGGCGGCTGCGCCATCGTTTGACGCGCTGGTGCAAGGTGCGGCAAAAATGGGCGACCGCGCAGGCAGCCTGAAAGCGTGGGTGATGCACTCTAACACGTTGCATAAGCTGTACAGCAATGCGCTGGCGAATGTGGAGCGCCTGTTCACCTACGAAGGCGTGAATGTGGTGCGCGACCCGTTCGGGCGGGTGTTTGTGGTTACCGACAGCCCTGCTTTGACCGACAGCAGTGCATTCCGTGCGCTGGGCTTGGTGGAAGGTGCGGTAATCGTGAATGACAACGATGACTTTAACGCGGTGCTGGACACCAAAACGGGCAACGAAAACATTCAAAGCGTGTATCAGGCGGAATGGACGTTTGGCGTTGGCGTGAAAGGCTATGCGTGGAATCAGGCAAACGGCGGCAAATCGCCGACCGATACCGCGCTGGCTACGCCGACCAACTGGGAGCAGTTTGCCACCAGCAACAAGGACACGGCGGGCGTGTTGGTGAAATTGAAATAGCCCAGATAGTTGCCCTATGATGTAAACGTTGATACAATGTTTCTACGTTTTAAATGGAGACAAAATCATGCGTGTACAAAAATGGGGCAACAGCGCAGCTATGCGCCTGAATGCCGAACTGCTCAAACAATGGGGTGTGAAAATCGGCGATACCGTGGAAGCACAAATCGCTGATGGTGCCTTGATTATGCGCCCCGTGTCGTCGCGCCCTGTTTACCGCTTGGCAGACTTGCTGGCAGAAATGCCCGCCGATGGTTTGCCGCGTGTGAATGGTTGGGACGAAATGCAGGCTGTGGGCAAGGAGTGTGAATAATGTACATCCCCGAACGCGGAGATATTTTTTACATAGAGTTTGACCCGTCGGCAGGGCATGAAATGAAAGGCGGACATTATGCCTTGGCGGTATCGCCCAAATCCTTTAATCGGGCAACTGGCTTGGTATTTGCCTGCCCTATTTCGCAAGGCAATGCCCATTTGGCACGCGGCATGAGTATGTTGTCCACGTTACACGGCGCAGGCACGCATACGCAGGGCAATATCCATTGCCACCAAATGAAATCGCTAGACTGGCAAACGCGCCAAGCGAAATTCAAGGAACGTGTGCCTGATTTTGTGTTGCAAGATGTGTTGGCGCGGCTGTCTGCCGTGTTGTCTGATGATTGATAAGGCAGCCTGAAAGGGCTGCTTTTTTTAACCACGTCGCCTTTGCGCGGCGTTTTTTTATTGGAGCGATGATGAAAATTCTTTACTTTACGACTGATTTTTCCACCGAAAACGTTGCCTTTGCCAAGCAGCACGGGATGATTATCCGCGCGGCGAATGCGATTGACACGGCGGCGAACGTGGAAAGCTGCGATGCGGTGTATGGTGACGTGCCTGCTGCGTATCGCGTGTTTCCCGAATACACGCTGCCTGAAACGGAAGGTTCGGCGCAGCTTGATGCGCTGCAAGCGGAAAATGCCGTGCTGAAAGACGAAGTGGCAAAGCGCAATAACGTGATTGCCTCCTTGCAAACCGAATTACAGGCAGCAAAGGCGCAGCTTGATGCGTTACAGACGGCTGAAAAGCAGCCTGAAAAACCTGCCAAAGGCAAATAACCGTGAACGCTTATGCTGATGTGGCGACCGCCGACGCTTACCACGCCGCGCGCCAATCCGCCGAGCGGTGGAGCGATTTTGGCGATGCTGAAAAAGCCCGCCGCTTGATGTCGGCTTCGGACGCGATAGACCGCTGGTTTGATTACATTGGGCAGCCTGAAAAGCCGAACCGCGCTTTCCCGCGCAAGATTAACGGCGTGTTGGTGTTGCCCGATGCGGTGGTGCAGGCGTGTTGTGAGTTGGCATTGCTGGATAATATTTCAGGCTGTCTGCCCACGGCGGCGAAGCTCAAACGGGTGGGCGACATTTTGCTGAAAGATGGCGAGTGTGAACACGCGGCAGATGAGCATCATTTGGCGGTGGCTATGGTGGCGCGGTTGCTTGCGCCCTATCGCCGCGTGGTGGGCATTGTGCCGATTTGGAGATGTTGATGCAGGTGTTGTTTGATTTTCCTACGCTGCCTGAAATAGAAATATCGCCTTTGATGCGCGAGATTGCGCGGGCAATGGAAACATCGGTGTTGCTGAATTTCACGCAGCAGCGTAACCCTGATGGCATTCCGTGGCTGCCGAGCAAGCGGGCGCAAAGAGACGGCGGTAAAACGCTGATTGACAAGGGCGGTTTGCTGGCATCGATTACGGCGCAATCGGGCGCGGATTTTGCCGAAGTGGGCTTTGTTCACGGCGATTTGCCGCGCTGGCTGCATTTTGGCGTGCCGCAAAATAATTTACCCGCCCGCAATATCTTGGGCTTTCGCAAGGAAGATGAAGACAAGATTTTGCGCTTGACGGCGCGGTATATTGAGACGCTGTTTCAGGCTGCCTGAAAGGAATAAACATGAACGATTATTTTGCCGTAGGCATGGCGATTGAAGCGGTGTTGCGCGACAACATGGGCGATAAGCTGGACGGTGTGTACAGCCCGTTTACGGTAAACGACCCTGCGGTGTTGAAGCAAAAAGCGGTAACGGCGCACGTGAATTTATTGCCGTCCGAGTTTGGCAACGACAGCGGCAACGGGGCGCGGCAGGCGGAAACGCAACGCTGGCAGGTGTTGCTGTGCTTTAAAACGCCGACGACCCGCGAGCAGGAGCAAATCTTGCGCGAAAAAGCGGGCGCGGTGGTGTTGCAGATGCGCAGTTTGTTACAAGGGGCGAATTTGGGCGTGGTGGGTGCAAAGCCGTTGAAAGCGGTGGCGAACCATACTTATTTGTCCGAAGATTGCCGCTTTTGGATTTTTGCCACTACCTATTCGGTGGTGTGCGTGATTTAGCCTGAAAAGGATTTTTTTGTTGCCCCATTTGGGGCTTTTTTTATGGAGTAAAACATGGCTGAACTAGTCAAAGAGTATTACAGCGGGCAAGGCATGGTGTATGCCGCGCCGTATGTGGGTGGGGTGGTGCAAACCGAAAAGATGCGGTGGATTGGCAACGTGCCGAGCCTTGAATTGTCGTTTGAAACCGACACGGCAGAGCATAAGGAAAGTCATTCTGGCACGCGGCAGAAAGATTTGGTGCTGCGTAAAGAGTTATCGGCTTCGTTTGCGCTGACAATGGAAGATTTTTCGGTGGATAACTTGGCGATGGCGTTTATGGCGAGCGTGGAAAGCGCGCCCAATGGCAAGGTTACGGATGAAACTTCCAGCGCAACGCTGAAAGCGGGCGATTACTGGCTGTTGTCCAAACAGAAAATCAGCAAGCTGGCGATTAAAGACAGTACGACTGGCAGCGCGGTAAAGCTGCAAGCAGGCGTGCATTATGAAGTGGATGAAACCTATGGGCGCGTGAAGCTGTTGGATGTCAATGGTTTGACTTTGCCACTGTTGGCAACGTTTGAACATGAAGCCAGCAACACGTTGAACTTGCTGACCGAAATAGTGGAAGGTTGGTATCTGCGCTTGGAAGGTTTGAATACGGCAAACGGCAACGCGCCCGTGTTGGTGGAGATTGTGAAAGCGTATTTGTCGCCTGCCAAAACCTTGTCGCTGATTAACGATGAATTGAGTTCGTTTGAACTGGCGGGCAATGCGCTGTTGCACAATGGCAAAACCGTGAAAATCACTAAACTTTAACCATCGCCCCCGTTTGGGGGCGTTTTGCTTATGAAATTAACCCATCCCAACGGCGAAAGCCTAATCCTTTCCGATGCGCTGCTGTGGAAAGATGAGTTTGATTGGCGCGATGTGGCGCAGACCGATCCTGTGCGCACGTTGTCGGGCAGTTATGTTATCCAGCAAGGCATTAAGCAAAAGGGACGACCGATTTCGCTTGAACCGCCCGACAATATGGCTTGGCATGCCCGCGCAGTAGTGGAAAAGCTGCAAGTATGGGCAGGGCAGCCTGAAACCGTATTTAGCCTAGAAATGGCGCAGGGCACGTTTGATGTGCTGTTTGTTGCGCTGTCTGCCGAGCCTGTGTTGGGTTATGGCGGGGAAAAGGCGAATGATTGGTTTCATGTGAATATTCAATTTTTAACGGCTTAACAAAATGACCCAAAAACACACCCAACTGACCACGCAAAACCTGCGCATCTACAAATCGCAACGCTTAACCGACACCGAAGACGGCGGCGGGATGATGGTGAACGAAGCCTTAACGGGCGCGGACAACGAGCTGTTTAACCCTGTGTCCACCTTGGACAACACGCTGGGCGGCTTTGATGCGCGGCTGGTTTATCCCGCCGTGC